GTTACCTACATCGGTCTTAATATAATATCCAATAACACTTATGTTTGAATCATCAATATCTTCTACACTAGCCGTTTCTGGCGTGAATGGAACAACTTTTGTACCAATCTGTACCTTATAAATTGCATCTGACGCATTGGCATTGGTGAATATATACTCACGTCCACCATCACTTGTAAACGACTCAAATGCAGTCTTCTTAACTACACGAAGACCTATATTTTCTACTTGCGAATCAAAAAATGTGTTTTTCAGCTTCTCCGATACTGGAAAAGAAAGACCACTGCCTTCTAAGGAGGCATCTATTATTTCAAAAGCTTCTTGGTATCTCATTAACTTCTTTCCCCCTTTTCTTTTTCTGGTGGCTAGGCTTCCACCCTAAGTAGGTAGAGAGGGGGAGTTCCTGAGAACCCCCCTCAAAACCATTAGCCTTCTACGCTTGTAACTTCAGAATCGCATGTGATTGCTCGTTCCGAATTTCGGGACCAGCTTCAACCAGCCATTCATCTGTAATGCCGTCTGAACCATCTTGTACGATGTCCCGACGCAACTGAACATCACGCCCAGCAAGTGGTCGCCAATCGAAATTAGCAAAGTCCACTGCCAAAGCATAATTTTCATAGCTACCGTTAAGCATCGGATGTGCTATAAACTCCAGTTCTCCAACAGGACCATAGTACCGACGTATCCTCAATCCACCAGTGGCGTCAGAACCCATCTCAACTTCAACTTGGGAATTTGTCCCGCTTCTTACCATTGATGTGACTTCTTTCAACCATTTATTGGATGCGAATACTGTCTTCTTCATGCTTCCTGCGACCATATCAGAAAAAATGGTCTCAATCATAGCATCAAATTGCTTTAGTGTTCCACTACTAATGTCCCACGTTAAGCTTCCTGCTGCTGCAGCTGCTGGAGCAAGGTCGGCATTGTTTGATTGCACGATACCAGCGCTGCCACCAACCCCAAAACCCTGAAATGTTCGTTGAGGATTTTCTGAGGTAGAGTCTAAAGAAATTGCTCCGTTGGTTAGTAACGCCCATTCCATGTCAATCTTGAGCTTCGCCAGCTTTCTTGCCTGAAGACGACTCAGTTCTGAACCGCCGTAGTGCTTGGCTGCAATCGCCGTTCCGGTGATGGTATAGGGCTCACGGAAAATCTGTGTGCAGTTTTTCAGCCTGCGCACTTTCTTTCGTGTTTCTACACCAACAGCCGCACCTTCAGCGTATCCCTGACCGGGACCGCTATTGGATGCAAAATAGTCAGCATCAGCAAGGTTGTCCAAGCCAAAACCGCCTATGTTGTGTCCATAGTAAGATGTTGCTGTGCCAGCGTCATAGAATAGACCTGCATTAGCTACGTATTCAAGCGTCAGTACACCAACCGCATCAACCACTATGAGGTCTGTTGTATCAGTCATTACTTCTACGTTGTAAGCAGCTGCGATAGTTGCATGTGCATGAGCACCTATAAACTGAACGTGCCTGTCTGTCGGACTTGTAAGGTCACAGTCTTTGCCAACAGCAACGCAAATCAAGTGCGTTACGTCAGCTCCGGGTGCAGCCGAACCGCCAGAGAATGACGCAGAATAAATACCGCCAACCTCAAACAGCTCAACCATCGCCTGTCGCTCAAGCCTGAGAACACAGTTGTGTGTCTGTGCTTCTCCAGTAGTTTTTCTGTCTGAGACATCTACCGTTGCGGAATCAGCTCCCTCTGTTACTATTTTGGTTTTGATGGAACGCTTCATGAAGTACTCGTCTTCCATCCATTCAAAGATAGGTACCGGCGAAACACGAGTGCTTGCACGACCACCAATCGTTAGGATGGGAGTAACACTCGGGTTGTAGTAGTGAATCTTTTTCCCGAGTTCGAGAACTTGCCGCTGCGTAGCATCACTAAACTGGATTGCTGTCCCAGTTCCATATGAAAATGGCATTGTTCTAACTCCTTATTTTATAAAGTGTTACAGCGACAATTATAAAGTATCACTGCATCACTTCATTTGTTGTAATCCATAATTCCACCCCAGAACTGTTCCAACTCTTTATCCTTTGGCAGTTGTGCTGGTGGCTGCGAACCGCTAACAGAGGCGGCAGCTACCTGCTTACCTGTCTTGGGAGAAGGAGGTGCTTCAAGTCCTTGGGAAGAACTATCATCCTGCTGTGTTAAGATTCGCCACACTTTCACGAGGTTTTTATTGGTGACATTCTTAGGGTCCTGCATAAAATCGTAAAACTCTGAAAGTTCATCCGAAGAAAGACCCATATCTTTCAACTCATTAGCGGATTGTTCCTGCTCTTCCTTCTGATTTAAGACAGACAGTACTTTCTGTACTGTTTGCTTCTCTCGCCAGTCAAGCATATTGTTGAACCATTCCTGAGAAGATGTCCCATCTGTTTCAAGGTCAAGAACATCAAAATCATCCGGTTTTGGTGGTGGCAGCAGTTCCGCACGCTTTTCCTGTACGGCACCGCGAAGTGCCCTCACTGCATCTGGATTTTCTTTCAAGAATCCATCCAACTGAGCCAACGGTTTGAAGGACTCCTGTTGCTCTTCCAAAGCATTTTCCGCCTTCTGGGAACGTCCCTGAATTTCACGGTACGCCTTGGCAAGCTTATGTTTTCCTTCATCGTTGTCTCTGAACTTTCCATCAATGAGCCATGCCGCCTCTTCCTCGACTGTGAGTGGCTCTTCTGTTTCCACAGCCTTTGATTCAGCTTCGGGTTCTGCGAGTTGAGTCTCCGTATTTTCCGTTTCTTCTGGTGAGCCTGCTTCAGCTTCGTCAAGTGATGCCTGACCAAACTTCTCATTGAAGTCAGTTAGTACATCAACAATGTCTTCACTTTCTTTCAGGTTATCTCCCTCGCTTATTCCATCCTGCTGTTTTTTGTCGTTACTCATGCGATGCTCCTATCCTTTGTAAGTTATTCTGCTTATGCAGAAGCTCTTGGTTTTGAGTTAATCGCTCCTAAAACAGCGTCAACATCTTCGGCTGCCTGCCGAGTCTTGTCACGCTGTCTCGCTTGTTCCAGTTTAGCGGAGGCTTTTACGCTTGAGACTGCCTGAGCAACCGGTTTGGTCGCTTCAGATACCTCTGCCCGCATATTAGAGTGGAACAACTCTCTCTCACGAGTCTGTAAGTCACCGCTAAGTTTCTTCAATTCTTCTGTTAGTCCCTGCACCTGCTGAGATAACTGTGATATCTCGCCGTGCCTCTGAATCAACGACTGTTTATCAACGTCGCCCTTCATATTCATAATTACTTCTTCTCTATCATAGATGCCTGAGTTCATTAGCATCAAATCTTTCTGCAATTCCGCCATTGGTGATTTCGCTCTGGTTGAACCGATTACCACACGAACATCCATTTGAGAAGTTACCATGTCATATAACCTTATAATCTCACCAGTAATGGGGTCTTGAGCTGGCTGATTCATTGTCACATCTTGACGCTGACCAGTCTCACTAACAAGTCGCACAACTCTTTGCTGGTTATATACATACGGTATCCACTCCATAACCACCTTACCAGCAATAGTCAGCATATCGTAAAGAGGCATAACCTTCCAATTCTGTTTTCTGCCTACCGCCTCGTCTACAATCTGAGCTTCACCTACAGTACCCGGTGATTCACCTGCATAACCCTGAAGATATTTATAGGCACCAAATACCTGCTCAATATCAAGCTCGTAACGTGATTTTTCAGAATAGAGCTGAGACGAAAGTGCTGGAGGTGCAAATTCTTTTATTTTACCGGAAGTTAGTGCACCGGGGTTTGCACGAATGATTGCATTTGGAACAGACCATTTCTGTAGTTCAGCTGGCTCGATAGCTCCATCCTCAACTACGAGCTTAAAATTTGTGGATGAGGAAACATGTGAAATAAGAAGTGCCTCATTCCTGTTTAGCATTCTCTGCGGAGACTTGGCATGACGAACATCACCAGCCGGATACGGAGTTCCAACATGTTCATTGCAAGCTGGAACTATTGGATATCTACTGATAGGAAGTATTTCATCGTAAGCCAACACATCGCCTAAAACAAATATCTCTCTTATATGTTCTTCGTATACAAGCTCTTCACTTAGAACACCATCTTTCAATAACTTAAAGAACTGTTTGTCTTCTGTAAGTTCCTTATAACTATCAGCGTCAAATGTCTGAACTTTCCCAGTAAGCATATCTGTTACTAAAGCTGTTGGAACGCTAACCTTAGACCAGCGAATAAACTTTCTCATCTTAGGCTGGTTATCCTGAGACATATCAGCACGCGATTCTACGTCATCACGAGAATACTTATCAGAAGATATTTCGTTCAGGTAATAATCTTCCTGAGCTTCGTCAATCAAGGAGGCATACTGAGGGAAGAGGCTCAAGATGTGCTTCTTTGTGTGGAGGTCGGAATATATGATTGACGAAGCATCAGAGAAGTCTGGTAGTGATGAATTTGGGTCAACATAAACTGCTTCTACGGGTATGTGCTTAAATCTTACGCCTCCGAGACCATTATCACACATCCAGTCTGGATAAACATAAAAATAACCATGACCCTTAACAATAAAATCTTTTGCAGCCTTGCGAAACTGTACATCTCCATTGGAGTCGTACCAAATCTTATCATAAAGTGCATTATAAATACCAGCAAGCTGGTTGTCCAGCTTTCCTACAGGATGAATGTCCCATTCAGGAGAACCAGCTGCCACATTTGCCAAGACCTGCTCTACGGCAGGTCGAATCTTATTGTTTGATTCTGGTGGTTGCCCAACAGATAAAAGATAATCTTTCTGTGCAGTTGTTAGTTGATTGCCGAGATAAAAAGCCTCGTCCTCTGCTATTTGATAGCGATGAGTAGATGCGTGAGAATTGTAAAGAATATACTCATCACGCACATCATGAGCATCAATCTCGTCCAGTTCTGGCTTTTTTAAGTTAAGATGTAGTGGCATAACTATTATTCAGTTGCTATATTACGTTAATTATATAACAATTAGAAATCATTTTATGCTTCCCCATAAATAATTTGTCCTGTCTCCCAATCTGCTCCCAAAATTTCACTTGACTCTACCCATTCTCCCTTATCATCAAGTTTTCCTGTGGGAACCCAGACATCATCTGTTGCCCAGCGTAGAGCATCAAGCGTGTCTTTCTTGTGTCTTCCAAGTTCGGTGAACGCCAAAAGTTCCTGCCTAAGTTCAGTCTGGCTTTCTCTTAGAAACATTGCGTGAGAGGCAAAGTATGGTTGTAACTGCTTGATTCTATAGAACTTAGTTTTAATTGCTTTCTTCGGGTTTATGTTTAGAAACCGTCCAGTCTCTTTCGATTTTCTCAAAACATAGTCAGCAAGCATTACATGACCTGTTTCCTCGATATTTATACATCTTGGGTTGTATATATCTGCCATCTCAAAAATCTTGTCAGCACCGTCCATCGGTCTCACCTGTCCACGAAAATAATCCAAGACATAAATATTATATTTTGCATCTACGCCAACTACCATAATAACTGTATAGTCTGCCCTGACGTTTTCAGAGGATGCGGGGTCCACTCCTATAAAGGTATTTATTGGAGTTTTAATCCGCTCGTCGTTTTCCTGAAGATAAATGAATGAATTACCGCCCTCGTTGGCATATCGTCCGTGCCAGTAGAGAATATCATCTGTCTTAAAGACACGAAAAGAGTCGTCCATTGGAATGTTCTGGTATTCTTGATAGAAGTAGGCGGCATCTCCCTCAGATATGAGTCTCTGTCTTTCGTCTTCAAGCCACTCAAACGGTTTATAGTCTTCCCATAGAACCTTCGGTTTGCCATCGTCCCCCAATACCTCTTTACCTGATGAGACGAACTCACCATCTTCTGTATCTTGAAGGATTGCCTGATAGAACATGGTATCCCAACCCTTGATTTTCTTAGTCCCATCAAGATTGTAGCTACGTGGTCCCGCCACACGATTAAGATATGACTCCTCATCAATTATCGTTCCAACGAATACCATCTTAGCATCATTAGAGCCGGGAATAACGGCAGCGTTAAGCCACCGTCTAAATTTGTCTCTCTGTCCGGGAGTAAGAGTATTCGCCTCTCCCTCTCCATCGTCAATAATGGTAAGTGTAGGTCGGTAGGCTCCGTACTTGAGACCACGAACTTTCTGTCCGCAACCACGCACAAGTACCTTACAGGTCGTGACAGGCTTCCCATCTTCCCCCATTCCGCCTATAATCTCTTTTTCTTCCTTTCCCCACACCTCTCCTCTACGGTCACCGAAGAAGTATTTTAGTTTCTTGTTGTACTCTATCTCGTTTCCAATGGACTCAAGGTTATACTTGGACTGTGTTTCCGACTCTGAGATGAGCAGAATAAAATGTTCTTCCCCGTACAGTACTCTGTGTAGAGGATAAATCAGGTTGACGAATGTTGACTTTGCATGACCCCTTGGAGCTACGATAGCCAGCTTTTTCCCTGCCTTCATCTTCTGAAGCTTGGAATTTATCTCCCTATGAAAGTAGGGGGTTTCTGCACGTAAATGATAATGCATTGGATACTTTTCATCGCCAAAGATAATCTTGGCAAACAGAAAGATATCGAGGTACATCTCCTCAATAACATCTTCTTTTGTCATTTTAGGCAGTCGCTTTTCCATAACCCCCTTGATAGGCATTAACTATCTTGTGCTTCTGTATTTTTACCTTCAGATAATTTTCTTCTTTTCTCGACTTCAAGGAATACCGCCTCTAATATCTCATCATCAGCAGATAACAGTTCCGCGTGCTTTTCCCGACGCTCTTTAAGCTTTTTAAGCTCTGCCGGTGCGATTTGCACAGTAAATGACTTCTCATGGGCGTTTGTTTCTTTAAGGTTGTGTCCACGCAATTCGCTCACACGATTAACAGCGTTCAACTTTGTGGCTGCTGGCGTGTCTCCGCCTGATAAAGACTTCAACTTCTCCGCCACCCAATCATCATTCAGTCCCTTAGTATCGAGAATATCTTTCATCTGTTCCATCATATATTTCTCCACTCGCTTTTTCTTTAGTATCTTTAATCCCCGCCATAAAGACTGTGTAGGATTGTTGTCTTTGAAGACAGACTGGTACGCATTTAAGACAGAATCCGTTGTCCACATACCCCTCTCATCTATATCTCCAAATTTGAGCAAATTCTCGGCAAACAGTAATTGCTTGACTGTGGGTTTAACATCGTTTGAATAAGAAAAAATGCCGTCATCAGAATATATCTCATCACTCCTATTCTTTGAAATGCTCGGGGATATGTGCTTCTTGTACGTCGGAACAGCACCATAACCCGTGTGGATGAAAGTAACTGCCTTTTTTACTCCGTTGTTTGATTGGTGGGTCCTCTTGGTAACCTTAACTACCTCACCACTATACATAACAATCCAGTCGCCAGGTTGCGCGTTCCGCCAGTCTTGACTGTACTCGATTCCAAGCTTAATGGCTTCGTCTTCTGTGTAAACATCAAAGACCTTGGTGCGAAACCGCTTTTTCATCAATCTTAATTTAGTAGTAAAATATTATTTTATGCAATCTTTTTTCCTGTTCCTATTCCTATATACTAATCCTATTCCTTATAATGTATCATATCGTATATCATATAGCATATCATATATGGAACCATATCGTATATCAATATTAAAAACTACACTCAGAATATTAACTATCTACAACTAACATATACTGTACATGAGGTAGTCAAAAATGGGTCGTAAAATCTGTAGGCGGGTACTGATAAGCACGCACCCCCGTCCGCGCGCGAGCCGTCGCACCTCATTCTGTTGAGC